GTGGCAGCTTCCTTCTCTCCTGGGATACGTGGCGGCATGCTGCCCACCGCTTGACACTTCCAACAGTATACCGACGCAGCCTGTCTCTCACCCTCGGATACTAAGTCCTCGAACATCAGCCCGCCTGTCCAGGTCAGGATTGTGTTGTCGTCTATATCATTAAGCAGGCCATCCGGCGCATCCATCTTCCCATTCTCGATCTGCAACCTAGTCCAAGATTTTCTCAGGCACATGAAGAGATCGGATGCATGCGTAGCATTGCGGGGGCCGGACGAGCCATAGCGATCCCTTACGCGGTCGTTGAGGTATGCTGTGTACTCAGTATCTAACTCAATGGTGTAGTCGTCATCTGTCCAAGCCATCGTACTCCTTTTGATGGGTCTTACAGAGCTTGCCAAATCCTAGTACAATATTATGGCAGCCATATAGCGCACAGTAATAATATGTCTTCATGCTTCCTCCCTAGAATCCTACGGTCGTAACAGAGGGGCCGTGATCACACCGACCCCCCATCCCCGTTAACCTACTTTCTGATAGGCTACAACCATAACTTTGTTAAGGCGGATCAAATATTGTTCCCTTACCTTAACTGTCGGATCATCCTTATACTTCTCTTGCATCTCTTCAAAAGTATCAGAATGTTCGTCCACGATATGCTCCTCAATGATGTTATGGCTATTCTTCCAGAAGTAGATTGAGAAAACGAATCTTCCGGGCAGTCTTACCAACATCCTACTATGCTATTCCCATGACGCCGCTCTTGGCGTCAATTGTGATCGCCCCCTGTCCTTGAAGCTCCTTCAGCAACTCCTGTGTAGCAATACCATTCAGGACCACAGGAAGGCGGACGTTCTGTGGAAGAGCTGCGATAATCCCTGCTACGTCATCAACCTTCTGCCCAGCCAAGAGGTTAGGCAGTAGGTCAATAGCAGTCTGTTCGTCCAACAGCGTTACCGCTCCCTCACTTGAGGGAGGTACGCCCTCTGTACTACCGTCTGCGGGTACGTCCTCCTGCCTTGCCCGTGCCTGGAAGACTACCTTCTCCCCATCGAACGCGAACTCTGGTGGGAGTACACTTACGGGCTCAAGCACTCTACTTATAGTAATCGTACCAACTGCTAGTTTTTGGTAGTAGTCAAACATCGCCTTCTTGCCTACTAATACAGAAGTCGGTTGAACAGTACCAAACACGTTTTTGTACGCATTTGTTACACGCCATTCTTTCGGATAACGACTAGATATAGGAACAAGCCCACCACGTCCATCATTGACGTGGACATTAAACTTCTTCATATCAATTGCGTCGAAAGGACCTGACCCATAGAGAACATCTGTTTGCGCTCCGTCCAACTCGTGGCGAATTGCATCTAACCGCTTAACTTGGACATTCCACTGCGGCAAATCTTCGGTAATCTCTGGGCGGTACAAACTTTCCTTTCGATACCGCTCGTCTGCTAAACGAAATTCGCTTATGATAATTTCCCCTGGAAAAGTCTCTTTCGGGTCTTCCCAGGTTGCGGGGTCAATACTGATCCCCGGAAACGACGTGTCCAATCCTACTGGGTCTTGTTCTGGCAATTTAGTTTACCTCCATTAAGATATCTGGTTGATGTATGCAATTGTAGTCTATTGCTTAGAACCTCCTCCTTTCTTCTTGGTATTCTCCTCTGCTACTTGGTCTAATATCATTTTCGCAATCTCATGCAGCCAAAACTGTCGCTGCACATAGCTACTCTGTACTTCAATTGGGGGCAATGGCACCACAACACCCTTCGTGGGCGTCAAGGTAGACTTTCGCTCGTATGAAATACTGAGACCTAGTTGCGAACCGGTCTTTACAGGTCGAACAGTAAGAACTGAAACAACGTTCGTCATGGCCAGTACATCAGCCAGATCAGACTTTAATAAGTCCGGCAAGAAGTCTAGAAAGGCAGACTCCTTCAACAGGGGCTTCTTATTAAATAGCCACATTTTATCCTCTCTCCTTAAACCATTTGAACACTTCCCTGAAGTGCGTAGGTACATAGCCTCTCTGATACAAGGCATGAAAATTCCCATCTAGTATAAACGTCACCCCCTTATCATCCGGTGCCCTCACTGCCCGACCGCACGCTTGTATCACGGTGTTCAGCGCATCAGCATCATAGCTCTGCCGTCCGAACGGTACACCCGCTACGTGATAGTCCTTCCTTGCACGTACTACGGGATCGGACAGGTCTGCATAGGGAACCTTGGCTATTACTTGGAAGCCTATCTCATAGGGGATGTCTACTCCTGTTGCGAGAGACGGGGAGAGAACGATCATGGGCCGTCGATCAGTCTGTAAGATTTCGATCATGGTCTCCTTCCGTGCTGATCCCCCTTCTTGCGTCTGCATGATGTAGCGGATGAAAGGCTTATCGGCATTTATCTCTTTCTCAAGCAACCTTACAAAGAGTTCTCTCGTTATACGGAACGATCCCGTATGTATGATCCCCTTCTTCCTCTGCAACCCGTCCTGCTCAGCAAGCCATGAGATGGCAGCCGCTAGGTGATCCCACCCCTCACTGTCCGTCTTCCTATTTACCTTCTCCACCGGCCAGTAAAAGACAGGACGGTTCTCTTTGGGAAAGTATGAGGGGACTTCTATGTGTACCCACTCATCATCCGGTAGCGCAAGTTTCCTTGCAAGAATCTTCGGGTCCCCTAGCGTAGCCGACATGATGAGGGCCTGCTTGAAGGCGAAGAACAGGGTCTTCTGTGCTACAGCCCAGCCCCATACAGGCCGGATACGTATGAAATATTTATCCTCTATCACTACCCAATCATCAGTGTCCGGCATATTGTTAAGCATGTTCACAGTATCCATGAAGGACTGGGCCGAACGGTAATCCTTCAGCACTGTACTAGAGGGAGAATGGTCACACTCCTTACAATGCACTGATGCGTGATCACATAACGCCTTCCCGCTTCGGGTCTGTAACCACCCTACTACCCGCATCCGTACATCCTTAGCCCATGTAACAAAGTCCTGTACGCTAGCATTATATCTGGGGGCATCGAACGTCTTCGCTGTCTGCCTATTCAGTGTCACAGTCACGGCGTCAATGATCGCCTGCTCAGCCAGGTCCCCCTCATCACATACGAGTAGGTCACGACGGAAGGGATTACGTGTCATCTTCCTAATCCCCTTCGCCCTTACTATCCTTGTAGCATACGCATAGTTTAGTACAGCTTGTGGACTATCCGCTGCTGCATACAAGGCACGATAGTAGGAGCAGCCATCCGGCGCGGGGGCTATGTACTCGCAGTCTGCGCCCTGAGCACACGGAGCGTTCTCTGCTGTGGCATTGATAGCCTTTAGCTGGTCCAGCTCACACATATGGTTACTCCGCCCTGTAACTACCTTCGCCCAGTCCATAGTCTTAAGGCACTGCTCCTGAAGCTGCTTTGTGTGTACAGTGTATACGGATTCCACACCCAGTAACCTCTGTACTGCGGAGGCGACAAGGGTCTTACCCGATCCTGTAGGCGCAGTGAGGAGCACATACTTGTACTCCTGAAAGGCAGTAAGGATCGCTTCTACTGTATCCCTCTGTCCTGGACGCCAGGCATCAAAAGGAAGACCGAGATCGCGTGGTGTTTCTGGTGTTTGCATTACTTCGTAGTCAACTGCTTACCAACAATAGCACTACCCGCTTCGAGAAGTCCTAAGGTCTGCACAATCCCCCCCTGCCCAGCCATCGCTAGAAGAATCTGCCCAGCATCGGTGATTGCGATAGCGATTACTGCCGTTGCCCGTGCTGTGGTTGCCTGTCCACTGAATTCTCGCAACGCTTTGGTAACAGGTGTATCAAGGGGGATCGCCTGCTTCTTCAACGTATCAAGATTGGGAACGTTCTCATCGTCAGTCATTTAACCAATCCTTTGCCACTTGTATGCGACGATACTTTCGATCTAAAGTATTAATAAGGCGGTTATACCGTGACCACAGTTCTTGTACCTCCAACAGTGCTATCGAGTCCTTGTCCCTAACTGAAGCTAACAACGGTTTCCGAACATTACTATCGCGCTCAGCTCGCCAAGTGCGTAGTTCCTCAGGCGTCACGTCTACATCTAGACTAGTATCCACACTACCTACCTCCTACTCTAACCCTACCCTACTTCTCTTGGTCTGTCAAGTCTGTCAGCAACTCCTGGACAGCTAGCAGGACGACATCTACGTCTTTCAGGTGTACGCGCTGGGCCTGTGCGTAGAGTCGGTTGTTCTCAGGTGTTGCTAGGCCGTGCTTAATATAGTCAGCAGCGTGGTGGTGCATGTTCCTGAGAGCCACTAACTCCCGCAACACCTGGGGCCAAAGACTGCCTAACTTGTCGCCAAGAACGCTGCAACCCTCATATCGGAGGGGGCTCAGCACCCCGTCTAGTGTCGCCACCACTGCCAGAAGTGTCTTAGTGTCTAATTCTCTCATGTGCCTATATCCCTGCCTTTCCTCAATGACTCCCACGCATCCATCCACTTCTGCGCCATGATTGCATGTGGCGGATAGGGAGATGCGGGATCGTTATAGTTCGGGCTACCAGCTAACAGGCGTATCAGTGACCAGAAGGCAGACACATGCGCTGCCGATACCAGTACCCTCTTCTCCGCCTGAGTAGGCAGCTCATCAAGATACTCTGTAACACCTTTGAGGATATTAGATGCCGAATCAATATCCCCCACGTCCTCGATGTTATTGATCACATCCCCCCATGTGCGGAACATCGACTCATACTCTTCCCGCTTGAGGTTACGCCTGTGTATCGCATCCATCTGCGACTCCCGCTTGAACCGATCAAATGGCCTAGAGGGGTTCGCGCTTATATAAGATACGATCAGGTGCTCTATCGCAAACCGTATCGCCCACTCCTCATCACGGTAGAACTGTTCCCGTACCATGCGATTCCACCCGCTGAGCGCCTCGTCTGTAAGGTGTGGCATCTCGATCCGTGACCGCTTGTGGTCCCGACGCTGATACTCCGGCATCCCAGATAGGGGTGGGCAATCCCACTGATTAGGATCACGGAACGGTATGAGGAATGCGGGGGGTACAGTGATGTCTTTGTCCTTCTCCTCCACCTATCCCCCTAACAGCCTAACCATTAGCCAGAAACTTATCCCCGCAAACGTACCAGAGATACATCCTGCAATCACCCGCTCTGCTACGTCCTTCCAGTTTATGTGTCCCCGCCAGCGGAACGGCCCTACGTAGTGCGCCTTCATATGGTCAGCTAAGTAGTCCCAGTAATCCTCTATTGTTGGTTCAACCACCTACGCACCCTCCACATCCACAGTCCTTCCCATGCAGCGGCTTCAGTCCTGCCCAGAATGCTGCCAGCTCTACACACTTTATACACACACAATCTATGTCATGTGTTGGACCTACGGGCATTCTAACCTTTCTGTCGGGCAGCGCGTCGTCCTCTAGCGTTTCTGGTTTTCTTCTTCGTATCTTCGCTCGGCCTCTTACCTTTAGCCCTGTCTTCCGCCGCACGGTTGACATCTAGCCCGGCCTCCTTTACTTCCTTCCGCCCCTCTTCATAGAGGTAGGGGCGTGTGTTCTTGTTATACTCATGTGATTCCTTAGCAATGTCATCCCATACCTCAACTGCTTCATCGGTCTTCAGTCCTGCCGTGGACTTAGGATCGGGCGGGTTGGGGACATAGACCGTCTTCGTGAACCCATCACCCTTGAAGGATACATACTGGTCACGGTAGACAGGTACACGCTTAGCTGGAAGGCCACAACAATGTAAGGTTACAGGGTAGTCGTCTCCCTCAAAGTCTGGGATACCACATACCGCTTGACAGGGTATAGTATCATCTTCGTACGAACCGACTGCTTCAAACATGTGCTCCTCAGAGCACTTGTAGTCATATCGAGGCAAGAGCTGCCCCCCTCCGCTCACGCTGACGAAGCGTTCTACATCGTTGGCAGTAGCGACGCCTACTAGTAAATCTGTCAAACGCGTGCCCACGCTGACACAGATCAGATGGGTACTTAATAAACCAATTGGAGGTACGGCCCTTACGTGCTGCGTCTTGCATGTTATCTTGATTAGTCCCTAGAAAGAGATGGCCTGGATTTGCACAGGGCGGATTGTCGCAATGGTGTAGCACAAAGAGCCCATCAGGGATCGATCCCACCAATAAACGATAGGCTAATCGGTGTGTATACTCAAGGTGCTTATTAACAGACATCTGCCCATAGCCCTTTCCACTACAGGCACGCACCCACGGCCAGCAATCGTTGGGATGGCCAATTTGGATACCATCAAAAAATCTATCCACTACTGAACTTGCCCTAGACATACTGTGCCTCGAAGGTGTGGCCTTCATCACATGTAAAATCATAACGGGGCATCATGTACCTCTATATAAATAGCAGCCGAGCGTAAGCGTGTTGGACTATCGCTTAGTAATCCAATACCACACAACAGCAGTCATATCTAGGGATAACTAATCTCCGTCCCACCAGGAGGGATCACGTGTAACAGCTAGCCTACTAAGTGCCGTCTTAAGCCCAGATGAAGGTGTTGATACTTGGTCCAGCATGTGGACTACAACATCAATGCGTTTTTGCATCTCTAGTAATCTACTCAACCGTACTGTAACTAGTGTTTCCATTATAACCCCCACCTCCAAAGTGTATACATAACTCGCTTCCACCACGAGCTACCTTCATAAAGCCTTACCTCCCCACAAATACAGGGCGTGTAGAGGTGTGGTATATGATATCGCGTCAACTCGACGGACCAACTATGTCTGCCCAGCCCCGTCTCACACTTCATAATAGCCCCAACCTCCAAACTAAAATCACGCTAGGGAATGGTGCTGGACCGTCTTGTCCGCCGAACTTCAACCTCCCCTTAATAAACCGTGGCGTCAGTACGCCTTCAACATACTCGTGCCACCATTTGACATCAGTTGTAGCCTTCAGCAGGCCCACAACCAGTGCAGCATTACCGGCCTCTACCTCATATGCAGCCTTAGCGATCCAGTCCCCTACCCCTTTACCGTAAGGCGGATTCATAAAGACTTTCCCATCCCATACACGAGCGAGGCCGTCCATCCCAACTGAACCATCGAAGAGTCTACCGCCCGCATCAAGGACTCGCTCAACTGTATACTGCCCTCGTGTTCCACACGGGTCTAGATCAAATCCATTGAACTCTGCCCATAGTTCATCAAATAAATCACGAGGCGTCTCCCAGTCAGCTCCTTGTGATGGGAGTATGTACCCCCTATCCCCACTCATAATAGCCCCAACCTCCATAGTTTGATGTGGTCCGCCGTCAGGTACAGGTGCGCCTTGATCCCATACCCCGCTGCCTGCACCTTACGCCAGAACCAGATGTCTTCCGTTCCTCGTAAGTGTCCTTCTTGGTCATGTTCCATATGGAACCAGGGCCTAGATACCATACCAAAAATAGGAGCCTCATCGTCTAACTTGGTCCCTGCTAGTTCCATAATATGGGTCCGGTCCTTCTGCCTTACATCAAACAAGCTACGAGGCAGCAAGGCACCTGACATCCCCGTCATATCTACATCAATGGTCCCCTGTCTCGCATACGTAACTGGAACAAACGGGTTCTCTGGTACTACAATTGTACTACCAGATTTTGTAGCATCATTATACGCCATCGGATGCGGCCTATTGCTCTCGTCCACTGCCATGCAGGGTGCAACATGGATGCTGTATGAGTCCTCCTCTGTCATGCCTAAGAGGGTTTCGATTGTCCCCGGTACAGGGATCACATCAAAGTCCACAATAAATAGATAGTCATGTGATGTAGCAAGGAACCGTTCTGCCTGTACATTCCTCTGATGCTCTATGGTATACGGTCCCTTCACAATATCAACAGGGTACGGCTGCTCACACATCCACTGTGCTGTCTCAGCATGGATGACTTCGCGGGTGATGCAGCTAATCAATACACTCATGCGAATAGCACCCAACCTACCCATACTCCTATACTAACACCGAAGGCATAGCTGCTCAATGCTATAACCTCAATAGCAACCAAGTATTTCAAGTCCATGTCGCCCCCTCCTATTATGCGTGCCCTGCCAGTCCTGCCCTACCCCCACATCCACCATCAATGGCACCCCCTCAAGTGGTTGATCCAGACACATTAAGCTTACCATAGCCGTCTCGTACCTGTCAAATGGTAAATTTACTTCTGACAAAAGTTCGTCATGCACCTGAAGCAGCAGCCTCCCCCCTTCCAACTTACTCACGGCATTACAAGCCATCCTCGTTATGTCTGCCGCCGTACCCTGTAGAATGTGGTTAATTCCTGCCCGCTCCGCCGCCTCACGCATACTCTTATCCCCCGATACAAGGTCAGGCAGTATACGTGGCCGACCGAATGCAGTGTATGATGTATTCTTCTGCTCTCTCATTCGTTGTATGGCAAAAGGAACCCACTCACGGAAGTAGTGTACATAGGTGTAGGTAAGTTCCTGTATACTACGAGTTGTCTCGCGTAAGGTAGGCGGCTCGCCTAATGATGGGTCTTGGAGGATCAGCTTCTCCAGTACCTCCTGCACCTGCTGTCCCTTACTCCCGTACAGTGCGCCGAACATAAAGTTCTTTGCCCTAGTACGCAGTACCTTATACTCCCCTTGATCCTCATATGGAACATGGAACAGCTTGTGTACATTCTGTGCATGTAAGTCGCCCTCGTATGTATCCGGGTCATTGTTGACTATTTTCATCAACAATGGATCACGTGAGGAGAAGGCGGCACACCTTAGCTCTAGACCCTGGTAGTCTGCTGCGAGCAGTATCTTCCCATCTTCAGCAACAAAATGGCCGCGCCATAAGAGGGAAACCTGCGTTAAGTTAGGGTCACGGGACGATATCCGCCCGCTTCTAACATAGGCGTTAGTAAACGTGGTATGTATTCTACTGTCTGTTTGCGTGTCTTCTACCCATCCCTCAAGAAACTCCTTATACTTCTCCAGTCCTCTCCACCTAACGAGCAAGGAGATAGCGGGATGCTCATGCTGCATACGTAAGAGCGCAAGAGCACTGACTGACGGTTGCCCTGTCTTCTGAGATACAGCCTGGATGGAGATACCTAAGTGTCGGTGTAGCCACTCGACTAGCTGGGCAGAGGAGCCGGGCATTATAGGCTGGGGACTGTGGAATACTCCTACTCCCTTACATTCCTTACAGTCTCTCTTCTTGTTCTTTCCATTATGGCATCCCCTACACACATACCTCCTGTCGGGACGCATGAACCCAGAGTCCAGTGCAAGGATATTGATCGCCTTGTCTAGTGCATCTAGCTTCTCTGTAGTATCCTTGAGTGCAACTTGTGCGCTCTCCCTGTCCAGCTTGATCCCTGCCAGCTCCATGTCAACAATTGTCTGCACCATGGGGAGATCAACGGAGTCATATAGCTGCTTAGCCTTGTCTGTCAACCCCTCTACTAGGTCCCGCTCCCCCTTCAGCGCCCAGTACGCATCACCACAGCAGTACCGTGCCACATCTTCAGGCGGTACATCAAGGATCGATCCCCCACCAGTCACATCGTCATACTGGATCATCCTTATACCATAGGTGCGGAGTATATAGTCCTTCAACCCTGCCCTCGGCTCCCCTGCTAGATAGGCAGCAAGCATCCCGTCTCCATGTAAGGGACCGGGGATTATACCATGACGGAGGAGGACAGCACAATCGTACTTCGCATTCCATCCAACCCATGTCCTCTTCGGTAAACACTCCTTGAGCAACGCCATCCATCGAGGATCACTAGCCTCCCCGTAGAAACACTTATCTCCAAACGCAAGCCCAATACCTACAAGGATATCCTTCGTCTCATTTGGTGTACTGCCTGTAACAACTGTTTCAGTATCAATCCCAATTGGTATGGGCGTTAAAGGGGGACCGTCCCACCAGATAGGGACAAGAGACGACGCCACATCCTCATAATCCTTGTCTTCCCTTACTAACTTCCATGTATACGGCAGTACATCTATCCTCTCTGTACTACCAATAGTTTCTAAGTCCTTGATACTATTCAAAGATATGTTCAACACAGGTGAGAGTTCAACCAATGCCTGCGCTGCATCCCACATCCGTTTATACTTATGTTTGTCTGTCTTCGGGGGGGTACGGACTAACACCTTTGCATCACTGCTTGACATACCTAGTTGGATCAAGTGCCACTCTAGCCATGTACTGACTCTATTCGCCGGGCCATCCTCTTGTGTAGTATCCGTAGCGTGTACGATGAGGACTTCTGGTGCTAACCTCCGCCAGTAGGGAAAGGCAGAAGGTTGGCAGATGATAGAGTCTCCTGACTTGAGAGAGCGCAGTGCTGTATCCCTCAAGCGTTGGGGTAGTAGGGTGCCAGACAGTCCTAATGCAACAGCACGGGTCCGAGCAAGGGCTTCGGTTGGGCCGAGGGAGTGGAGGTCAATGTATGCTGTCATGGTACAGGCGGATAATCCACTAGTTCATTAAGTTCTGTTACCCTGCCTTGCAAATGCCTAACGTCAGCTTGCGCGTTATCGCGCTCGTGTAGAGCAGCTTCAGCAAACACGACAGCCTGAACATAATTTTCTGCTCCTGTTGCCTTCACCAACCGATCTAACAGTTCTGAGTACGCCTGTATCTCTACGCGGTCTAGCTCCGTCTGCTCCTCCGCACTAGGTTCAGCAGCCATAGCGCCCTTCCTCCTCTATCGCTCCACAATCTCACACATCTGTTCAGGATCAAACAAGTCAGCCAACAGTAACACATCCCCCCGGTAGTATATCTGATCACTGAACGCTCCCGCCATCCGCTTCAGTGCAACACGATAAGACTTCGTAGGCTTACCAATAAGCGTCCAAAGCCTATCCCCCCGTACACGCACGCGCGCTTGGTATCGTGTGTTAGTACCGGCACATATACTTCCACTAGCCATCTTACTCTCCCTCCTCTGTGGGGCCAAAGTCCACTCGATCAACTCCCAAGCGGTGTTGCTTCGCCACGGTCAGGAAGGCGTTAAGCAAGTTCTGAAACGTCGTGTTAGGCCGTTTGACGTGAAGCGTCACCTTTAGCTCAGCCATGTTTGGCCCCCTTCACTAACTAACGTAACTGCCCTTCTTAGAGAATCTAGTATACTCTGGTCCTGCATGTTCCATGTACCCCCTGTTCTTAGTGCATGTGAGGGATGCACACTGCCAACCACAATACGTCCATCCGGTAGCATCCTCTGTAATGTAGCCATGTCATATGCCCTCGATCCTGGGAAGGATAAGTTTCCTGCTATAGTACCGAAGGCCACAATTACTTTCGGGTTGACCTCTTGTATCTCGGCATCAAGCCACAGTGGAGGACAGGTAACAAGAGCGTTCGGGTGCGCGCGGAGATCGTTCCGAGGGGGGCGGCACTTCACCACGTTGGTCAAGAAGATTTCCTCTCTATCTAGCGGCACCCTTTCGAGTATTACATCCAGCCTCTTCCCCGCAGGCCCCACTAAGGGAAGTCCCTGCTTATCCTCCTCTGCACCGGGGGCTTCGGCTATCCCCATGATATCAGCGTTGGGATTCCCATGTCCTGGTACTACTTGGGTGCGAGTGCGGTGTAGCTCACATGAAGTACAGGAGAGCATATCTTCTAGTGTCATGGCATCCCCCAGCCTGTTGTCGGGGTGCCTGCTGGTAGGCGGCAGCGTTCCTGCGCTAACTGTTGCATTTGGCGGTATATCTTGACGCCTCGAACAAACAGCGGCAACGCGGGCCAACTGTAGCTGTGAGGGTTTTGCAGGCGACCTGCTGATGACCGCACTGCACGACCGGCTTGCCCGTGGTAGTAGCCTCCGAGACCTGTTACCTTGTAGCCGCCCGCGCTGTTACGGGATGGCGTCGGCCCAGGTAGGCACTTGTAATCCTTCCTCTTCTGTTTAAGGTGATTGCTCATACTGCACCTCATCTAGCGTCCGATGCCTATCCCTCTTAGCATTCCAATAACTGCTGACCATCTCATAGTCCCCTTCCAGTACAGTAACAAAGTCGCTCATCTTCCCCGGCCAAGGGAAGCGGATGCATACACGGAAGACTGCGAAGGTGTCCCGTATCACAGTAACGTCTATGATCTCATACTCCTCCGGCATGTTGACTACGGAAGGCAATCCTCTCTCTGTCATGACGAAATCGTAGTGCCTGCTTCTACCTAGTCCTACCCCTGTATCGGGAAGGAATTCCAATGCTGCCTCGATGATATTCCTCGGTAGGTATACATCCTTATGATATCTCATATAGCGGGAGTCATTGAGGTGTTCTTGTTCACGCTCCATGCTCTACTCCTCAGCCGCTTCTAGTATCATCTCAAGCGTAACCGTGTAATCCATGAAAAGTGCCTTTGCCACGCTCGCTAACTTTTTTAACCCTAAGACTAAAGCGGCGTCTGCTATATGTAGAAGATAATGATCATACCGTGACATTGGAAAGGCTCGTGTAATAATCTCAGCATAGTGTAACTCAAACGTCTCCCTCTTAGGGTTGCGGACTACGCCAAGTTTCTGTGCGTACTCTGCTACACCCACTGCAAAGCGAATCCTTGCCGTAAAGAGGTACTTCAGAGCGTCGTCTAAGGCCATAGGACTACCGGGCTCACAAATATCCGGTCCTCTTAATGCACAGGCCACGTCGTAAATAGCCCTCGTGTTCCATGCCACATCCCTTACCTGAGTAGCCTTCTTCTTCCAAAATAGTAAATTCATTTTCTCTCACCTCCAAAACAAGTACACTCATCAAGCCTATTAGCAAACTGCGTACATAACCTAGTCATCGTCTCATCACACACCTTCCCCTGTCGCCCCCCTGTCGTACACCTCCACACATGGACATATGGTTGTGCATCTGAATACCCACCGTACTCCCATGCACATGCCCCCCCATGTATCCGCTTCGGATTATTGGGCATGAAGGGCGGAAGAGCAGGGGTAATGGGCGGTAAATAATCCGTACCTGCCTGCTGCATTGCCTTCTCCAAATTCTTCTTATCCTCTTCGGCAGATGCCCACCAAGAGTCTGCTATTCCTGACATAGGTAGTGTACCTCCTGCTGTCACCTTACCTTATGGGATATCTAGCTGTCAAGCTGCTAGTCTGTACACTCCACAACCATTTGTTTCTCCTGATGCTCTGGTACATAGTGTGACGCTACAGTAACTTCCCTCTCTACCAGCTTACAGTTCTCAGTGTTAGGGATGCAATCAAAGTTACAGTGGAGAGATACCCCAGCTTTAGATGCGCTAACAGTGATAGACAGCCCGCCCTTTGGGTCAAAGCTTTCTCGCGCCTTACCTTTATTCCTTACCTCCCAACCCTGTCGCGTAAGCGCCTTGCCCATCTTAGTAATCGTGCCCAGCATTCGATCCACCATACCGGGCTGATCCACGTCACCAACCGCCTCAAGAGACAAGTGTATGTCACCCAGTTTAGACGCGTCAGTATATGAAGGCGACGTACGAAGGCTGCTCACCTGATAGGTAGTACCTAATGTGCTGGGCATAAAAGGTAGCAGGTCTATGATAATCTGCTTGCCCAACCGTCGTTGTCTAGCTCTTTGGTTGCACTCCCTCCGCTCCTCTCCTGTAAGTATATCTAACTGATCTAAGAATCCTGCATTCCTAAGTGTATTAGTCATGTTACCTCCTATAATCCGTTCAAAGTGGAGGGAACAGAGGGAGTGATCAATCTCCCCCCATCCCCCTTCATATACATGCTGCAAGAAGGGTTGATTCCCTTAGGCTCCCTTAACCCCACCCGACGCAAGCCGTGTCCCAATAGCAAGGATCACGTCGCCTGCGCGCAGTTGTGCATCCGTGGTGTCCTTGCTAATGATGTGCCCATCCAGGGATAGCTCATTGTTGGTGAAGGGATTCACGCTGCCAAAGAACTTCTTCAGTGCATCCTTCACCGTTACCATCGTACCATTGATAGCATATGTCTCATGCTTGCTGGTCGTGGCAACAACTACTATTCCATGTTCGTTACTTGCCATTCTTACCTCCTATATACGATGCTAGTAGATACTGGTCGTGATCACGACCCTTCGTTGCAGCCAGTAAAATGCTAAAGGGGTATGTGTGCGAATCCGATGCCTATCCAACAGCCGATAGTTCCACACACAACGCCAAAGGTAAAACTACTTAGGTGAAGCATGATTATTGTACCTCCTTACTCTCTACTTGTGGTAGTGCCTGTACTGTAGGCACATGCCATACTCTCAACGCTGGGATCGGTATTCCCTTACACCACTGGTTGATCGTGCTTGCTATCTGCGATGCGAGGAACATTCCGACATATGCTGTGCCAGACTGCCCGCAGGGTACATCATCTACCTCATCGTCCGTTGGCAAGGCAGCAAGGTACTCCGCATATCCCTCCTTCGTCGTAACAGTAGCGAGGACCGCCAGCTCCCCCTGTATTCTCCCATCCAGGTAGAGAGGGACATTATGATCCCTCGCCCACTCTGCGTTGGCCTTCCTGCCTGACATAGAATCAACAGCGGATACGAGTGCAGTGGTAGGATGGCTACCGGGATACGGAAAGGGCGTACTCTGCCCACTCAAACGTAGGTACGGATTGGGCAGGCTTTGGTAGAGCGCCTCGACCTTACTCCGCCCAACATCGCTAGTGGTATAGGGTTGACAGCCCACATTCACGTCTTCAACTTCGTCAGGATCGAAGAAGATTAACCCGTATACTGCCCTACTCAATGCGTGTGCCGTCCACCCCCCTATCATCCCTACTCCTGCTATCGTCACCTCCATCTCTGCCATCTTCGGGTGTATGATCCCATGTTGTCGCTGGTGCATCACCTTTGTGTGTAGTATACGCTTACCGTCCACGTTCTTCCCCTTCCTCTGCTATCTTCCTAAACGATGCTAAGTCTTCCGCATTCCAAACGCCATACTCATATGGTAGAGCCTGACCACGTAACGAAGGATACGCCCCCTTAGGAGTCACAGGACTTTTATCTATCACCCTCTTCATCATCTGTTTTACCTGTGTAGCTACCCCGTGAGATGCAAATGTACCCTTAGCCTCTACATCCAGCTCAGCAAAGAGGCCCACGGGATGCTCGACATCGATCCATCCGTAATACTCACCACGTAGGTTTGTAACTAGTCCGGCGAACCAGCCCAAGTCAGGGACGGACTCGGCTAGTAACTCCAGGGTGTCGTCATCCTGTCTGCTTGGGTGTGTAGTCATCCCGCAGTGTGAGTGCCACCATACGGGGTAGTCAGACAGGGTGTGTCCTTTTCTTGCTATCTCGATTAGTGTAGTACGCAGATTCCCTTTCTCTATGTCTGTATATGCTCCTCCACCTTCTTGTGGCGGGATGATGATATCAGTAACAGTGATCTTCCCATCCTCCAGATGCGCCTTACCAAAGCCGGATACTTCCAGTGTCGGCTCCGCTTTCACGGCAAGCCGAATCATTTGTGCTGCCTTCTGACGAAGGACTATCATTCCTCTACCTCCTTAGTGCGCCGAACATAGCAGTACGCAACGCTGCAATAGTTGTAACTTCTCCCGTATCACTGCGTTGAATCTTACTTGTAGGGGGGCAGACTTCTAACCAAGCTGCACCTTCCTCTGCCCAATCATCCACATACAGACTAGTAGGATCATAGCCTAGTCTCCAACGAGAAGCGATACGCAAGAGAGGTAGCGGGTGGGGCACGGTGCTAAGAGCGAATATAACATCACCCACACTACCCCAACAAATACTCTCATTGTCTATATGCGGATGTGTCCCTTCTAACACTTCGCAGTCCATGTAGTCGTCCTCCCAAATAAGATGAAGCGTTAGCTCTGTTGTCATGCCCATGCTACCTTCATCTATGATCGCAACAGGAACAAATATAACAATTAGGGCGTGAACCCCAACCTGGTTTGCTGCCACAACTTCAGGCCATCTACGTACTTCTGTAAGGGCATTCTCCCATACAAAGACTTCCTCACCCCTCTTAGGCATAAGATTCAGATGAGGAGAAGGACTATCACAGTATACGACTCGGCGTGTGTTTAGCCATGAATGGATGCGGCGGCTACGTAACGCAAACTCTTGCGGGTCCTCAATCCGACGCCCGTCAAGTACCCTCAGCCACCTTCCAGTGCCCACTAAGGATTGGACGGGGAGCACACCGTCATACTGTGAGACTGCGTACTCTAAGATGGCACTGTACGATATTAGTGCTCTCTCTTCAGTCATCGCTACACCACCCGCTCTCTGCTGCTACTCGTAAGATGGCCTCTTCAGTAACAGTACCAGCCCGGAAATCCCTTGCAAGGGTACGAAACGTTTCCATTTCTAACACCGTTGCCGCAGCAACGATGTGATTTAGATAGTGTCTATACTCCAGACTAATACTCCTACGCTCCTTGTATAGACTCTTGGCTATACTAATAGTTACTCCACTGTACCAGGCTACGCCGCTCATCTTCGTACGTATGGGGTTAGTGAATAACTGTTTAAGATTAGTTGCGATCTCGGTCTGTTGATCCGGCCCCCGTATAGCAGCCAGCACGTCATACACCTGTATATCGCCCCAGTCTATCTTCGCCAGCTTCTCCGCAAGCGTTAGTGTAGCAGGCTCACGTACCTCATCGATTGCTTGGCTAACAGGATCACCACACGTATTGGGGGCTACGCCTTCTTGTACTAGTTCCATGTCTTCATACCAGAGCCATACTTCATGCAGCCTCTCCCCTATAAGCATCTTCAGGCTACCAGTATACTTTGCTAGCCCCCCTAACACCCCCTCTAGTCCCTTGAGTGCTCCCCTCTTCACCCTAAACGTCTTCCCTTGTAACTTCCTAGCTTCTTGTATGTCCATTGTGCCTAATCTCCTTCCACCTCAGCTAATAGCCGCTCAAACATTGTATTCCCTTGCCCATTCTTTGCCTTGCTCCTCGGCTTCCCCCCCACACAGTATGCACACCCCGGTCCACGAGTAGTGCTAGTGTTTCGTGATTGTCTTCCCACTTACGTATGCGTTGTAACATTATGCTATGCCTCTTCCTGTACATAGTCCAACTTCGCCTGCTTCAGATCACCAAGCGTAACGTATGAGAACACTATCTCATCTCCTCTAAAGCGCCCACGCCGTTGAACCAGCTTCAACCCTTCACCACATTCACACTGGAAGATATGCCTATCTTCAAGGTAGAAGTAGTCATCAGGATTAGCCGACGCTTCACACTGGCACACTCCGCAGTACAGATACATGCTTTACCTCCTTCAGTAACGGGGGAAGCACGGCACTGTGCTGGTGGTATAGGATGGTCAGTCGTACCGTGCTTCCCCACACGTGGAGAGTGTGAATGTCTAACTACTTGTTCTTACTCCCCTTGGGCATTCCCCTACTCTTCGTAGTAGTGAGAGGCCCTTTGCCCTGTTCCGCCCGCTGTAGCAACGCAGAGGCGTACTGGTAGGACACAGACTTGGGCCTGCCATCGCTACCGTCGAGCATGGCGAACGCTTCCCGTTCCTTCGCCTCTGTCCTATCGCCCCGCATGAACATACGCGCCTGCTTCCCGCCCGCCAGCATGTAGGTCCTGATCGCAGCGACGCTGTGTGTGGCGCACCTGTTGAGCAGCTTGACCTTGCTTTGGCGCGCGATCTGGGAACTCAGGGCTACCAGTTCAGGATCGTCCGTCTTGATCTGCGTAACGGTTTCCTCTGGTTGCCCCTGTGGCTTCGCAGCCGAGTGCGCTGTAACAGTTTCCGGTGTCTCCAGCTTGTCCAGGCGTGCATCCATTTCATGCAGCGCGCCCATGATTGCCTGTAGAGCCTCAATTGTGGTAGGCTCCTCAGCCTGTGTTCTCTTTGTACGTGCCATGTTACTTACCTCCCCTGACAGGGCTTTGGCCCTTCAACTAACATAACTGAAAGATAGAGCACGGTACACATGTTGGCGGCGTAGGCTTCGCGCTCCTCTGCACGGGCATCACTAGGCAGCGTCAACGTACTGCCGCAGTTTGTACATGTTTTCTTTGTACGTACCATGATTCCTCCTACGTCTGCAATTCCTCATACTCAACAGATGCCTTAAATGCTGCTGCATCCGGCGTCCCACCAACACGATTACGGAACCGGCGGTACGCCCCAATTTCAAGATATAGACTGCCCATCTCTTCTAGCATATCAATATCGAGTGGAGAGTACAGTCGTTTCTTAGTACGTGCCATTGTTTCCCCCTACTAGGCACAGTAGCCTAGCTATAGCTTCTCTTGGTTTCCTACTACCGGCCTTGCAGCATTCCCTACATCACCTAGCCTTTCTGACTACCGCCACCCACTGGTGATACTCGTATCCCATGCACGAGCTGTTAGCCCCATATGTAGATGCCCGAACACGGATACTACACCGCGAACATTCTACCATCGTATACTGAGGGACCACCTGTTGTTTGGCATCCACGGAATACTCCCTTCTATTCCTCGTTCTATTGCTTCTACTCTACTCCTTCCTCCGCCTCTTGTCAATCCCCCAAATGTTTGCATATCTCTCTGACTCTAACCTTTACGTCAACGTGAGGGTTCCTCTAACCCTATTCTAATCGCGCGTACGCGTATACCATATAGATAACTGTCTGTCAAGGTTAGACGGGTGTACCCTAGTAAGTAGATAGAGATCATATACAATAGATCACTTGAATACTTGAATAGATAGAGGGATGCTAGATACATAGGATGCTAGTATGCTAGTATACTAGTACTCATACACCATCCCTCCCCTCTAGTCTATATAGTATGTAAGGAGATACTGTACTACTATTAGTATACTACTAACAGTCTACCTATATACTATATACATAGGGATACTATACATACTATAGTATACACTCTTGTACTAGCCTTGACAGTGTACGCGCGCGATTATAATAGAGATACATGGTCCCTCCCCTTATGTATACATATATACTCCGGGATACTTTCTTATACCCCCAGTACCCCCCTATATATATATAATTGTAGGGGTGGGGGGATACTTCCATTCTTGTATACTGAAGGGGGGCGCACCTGGGTACCACGTATATGTAGCTGTATGCATAGCAAGCCAAGCATTTTTGACCATCTACTAGGAAGGTATAGTGGAACATACGTTCTACTCGAATATGGTATACTGTATATAGGAGGTATGTATGGCAGATTTTGATAAGAATAGATTCAAAAGTACGAACCAATCGTGGGAGACACCTGATAGTCTATTTGATCAAATAGATGCAGTGTTCCACTTCACACGTGATGTTTGTGCCTCACTCGAAAATACTAAGTGTAAAGAGTTTTGGACAGAGGAAGATTCCTGCTTAACTAAGTCTTGGGATGGGGTGAATTGGATGAATCCACCTTATGCGGACATGAAGAAGTTCGTCCAAAAGGCGTATGAAGAAAGAGTTAATGGCGTTACAGTTTGTTTGATCCCGGCACGAACCAATACAAAATGGTGGCATGACTGGTGTATGCAAGGGGAGATATACTTCATCTGTGGAAGGCCTAAATTTAAGGGATGTGTCTATGGTTTGCCACAACCACTAGCCTTTGTAGTATTCGGTAGAGGGAAAGGGGTTATGAAGTCATTTTACCTATAACATGTGCTCTATCAAGACGAACGTATGTTCTAGTAAGAATGGTATAAGTGCTGCTATCATCGGGGCGCTCTGGAATATTACTATATATAGGGGGTTGTGTTCTGCTAGAAGGGGTGGTATACTGTAAGTAGAAAGGAGGGCAGTATCATGTCTGCTCTAACTACGTACCCTGACACTTCAGCTCAGGACCAATTGAGGGAATGGTTCACTAATAGGGGGTTTAGGCCAAAGCACTTGCGGTGGGAATGGAACAGTGAGGACGGGAGGGTCGTTTTCTCTACAACGAAGAATAACTATTTCGTAGTGTTTAAGGCCGCCTATCTCGGTATGGGGGCATCTTCTCGACTTGCACGTCCGGGTGAAACCTGGCTACGAGGGAATGATCTTCCTGATGGGAAATTCTCCAAAGAAACCTTTGATAAGATGATGGACGCTGTGCTGATGTATGAACTGCGTGCGGTATCAGAGGAACAAGCACTCCCACCGTGGGAGCTAGAAAAGCCTTTAAATATCCCTGACCCGGCGTATTTGACTTCCTAGATGAGAGGTAGTATACTGAAGGTAGACGGTTCTAGCACTAGCCTAAGTGTCTGCGGCGTACTACGTATGCGATATGCGGATTACCATGATGGCTGTGATGTTGGAACTGGGGGTCGGACCCGGGCACCCTTTAGATGGCTCGTGTAGGGCCAGCGTGAGAAGCCCTCAGAAATGGGGGCTTTCTCATACCCTTGCTAAGTAGTGGGAAATGTGGTATACTTAGAGTAGACCCCTGTACTGTTGCATGGGCAGCGATGCAGCGTTCTGAGATATGACGCTCGTCGTGGGGGTGAAGGGGCGCAAGTTCACGTCAGTCGGTTCGGCCATTGGCATGTGAGGCTGGCACTAGTGGATAGGGAGTATACATTGTGCAAGGGGCGTAAGGGGGATTCGCCCTAATCTAGAAGGACTAAAATAGGAGGTATAGGATCATGTTCACAAAGAAACAGGAATGCTACGGATGTCCGACAGCTATCCACTGCATATGTAAGATACAGAGGTACTGTCCGGTCCACACCCCCTCTAGATGGGGCCAGATGCGTTTCACATGCTATGTGGGGATGCTTGCAGCGGTAGCGGGAATAACGTAATATCCCGTTATACTATTATATATATAGGAGGACTAGATGGGAAAATATCCGCAGGGTGACGAACTGTGCTATCATGGGCGAGACTGTGAATGCATTGTAAAGAAAACGTTAAAAGCAGAATGGCTGGAGGGGGAAATTGATCGCCTCTTGTATGAGATAGGGCCTAGAGGGGAGCGGGAGCGGGATAGGACTGAGAGGCTGCTTACACTGTTTACTCTTGCGATGAGGCTCCAGGATGGCGCATGAGGGGATACTATTACATATATAGGAAGGAGGATTAGGCATGGTTGAGAAGAAGATGATCGTAAGACAGTCCCTCCGCACTGACGGTCCCTTTATAGTGGTACGGACCATAAATACGGTAGAAATTCGAGTAGGAGAGATGGTGGAGTGGAGGCTGTTACAGGACTTAATCTACCTCAGAGGGATTACTGTCGAGGTAGTTTCTTAGGGCTTATTTCATATGTGGAATGAAGAAGTCCTCTGTGCTTGTGGCTGCGCTACTACCTTCACTGAAGACCTCCGTGTAGGCCGTCCGAGGGAGTACCTGAACTTCACCCACGCTAAGAAGGTAGCAATGAAGAACTACCGGAGGCGGGTGAAGGAGGGGGTACAGATAGTAGGGGACCAATGTAGGCGATACCAGCCTAAGTCTCTCAAGATCGCTGAGAAGGTATTCGAGGATCATTGTAAGTACAACAAGATCGGGCACCGCTACTGTCCCAAGTCCCTCCCTCGTACACAGAACCGTTGTCCTGCGGCCTTCCACAAAGACTGGACGTGTGATCAGAAGCTCTGCATTGCCTACGGGACGCTCCTAGACGATTTCCTCGAATGGAAGATTCCTAACTATCGCCGTAGGTATACTACCTACCTGGGGTTCTGGATGAATGATTTTGACAAGGCTGATGCGGTTAATCCCTTACCTACTAGCGATCTCCAACCTTGGGAGGAAGAGGGGGTATACGTATGAGCCGTCTAGTTGTGTGTGCTTGTGGCTGTGGTGCAAACTTTATAGAGGAGCCGAGAGTAGGGCGTCCACGGGAGTACCTGAATGAAAGGCACTCACAACGGGATAAGCAACGGCGGTATCGTCTAAACAAGCGTGAGGGCGTACTTGCTGGCCTCTCCAAGACGGGCCGATGTACTCGTCGGTATCCTAGATCACGTGAAGCCGCGCTTAAGGCGTTTAACAGACATTGTGATCATGGAACAAAGGCGGCGCTTAACTGTGTACAGGCTGATCCTGTTCAGTATCGTTGTCCGGCAGTTGTACAGAAGGACCCACAATTCTGCTTGGTTTATGCAACACTCTATGATGACTACATGGAGCTAGCATTGCCGGGCCGTTACACGCGGGAACGTACAACAGATGACGGGCTTTGGCTATAACATATACTATACGGTAGTGTCTACTGAAACTAAATTACGGTTATTCGATTAAGAGCTAATCTATGTAGGTAAGTTAGCAGTTAATGAGAGCAATTGTTCTGGCAATTGTTATTGTAGGGAATAACCGTAATTAACTTTAAGTAGACATGTGCTATAGTATATTACTAATGGGCTGCTGCTTGACATTCCCCCGTTCCCTGTGATACAATTATAGTGAGAGGAGTATAAGAACAATGCCTACCGAAGCGCCAGTCAAGACCCCTACCAAGACTCCTACAGAAGCACCGGAGAAGACTCCTGATCCTGAGAAGTATTACAGTCCAAAACGCCTTTGCGATGACCAAAAGCGTGACGGAGGATTTCGTACGGCTCCCCAGAAGTAGTCAACTAATACTATAGGAGGCAGACATGAACAAGCAGATCACTGTTAAGGTTCGTACATCCCTTGATGGGAGTGTAACGTATATAGTAATTGCGACGGTTAACGTGTTGGAGACTTCTATACACAGTGAAATCTCTGAGAAGCTATTACAAACCTTTATATCTCAAGGAATTGATGTTGAGGTTGTAGAAGGCTAGTATGCGTGTCCCATCCTGTACTCTCTGTAATATCGTAACAACTGCGGAAGCTGAACGGGATACTCCGATACCCCCCTATATCCCCCTATACTGTCCTTCTCACTACACCTATATGTTCGTAGCTACGGGCCATGATGTGGATGATGTGGAATTTGATGCAGAGGATGAGGGGGATCGGCAGGGCATCGAAGAAGCTATCCGATTCTTCTATGATAATGGGCGTCTGGATAGCGGTAAGACGATCAGCGTTCTCCTCCGTCTGGGAACGTTCCACGCAACAGGATCAGGAGCAGGGCATGTGCGCCTCCACGTATCTTCAATATCCCCCTATAAGGAAATGCCACAAGAGCTAGCGAATGAAATCGCAGAGGAAGCAGAGGAAGTAGTCCACTATTACCACCCTGACATCTACCCTGACTTCCAGTATGATGCTCTTTGGACTATGAGGGAGATTAGTGATGAGGAAGTCGAGGAACGTGTCCAGGGGTTCCAGTATGCGATGGATAGGGAGATAGCCCGTCTTCTGGCCTTTAAGTATGATGGCTGGTCCTGGAGGTTCGATCCTGATTGGAGAGAGAGGCATCACAAGTGGGTGGAGGCATACTATGATGAGGAGATAGATAATGGTGATCTTGTATATGTATCGGAACAAAAGCACATACTCCGGTATGATCTCGAAGACCTCCCCTTCCACCTGCAACGAGCACTAGTTACACATTGGGAACACATCTGGGAGAACTGGGCAGATCGCTATCTCCCCACACCACTACCACGTCCTGGGGATAGTATTGTAATACGATGGGAGAAGAATTAGGATGGCTATATCTGACCTGATACCTGAGGATAATCCCACCTTCCGTATGATGCTTCCAATGGAAGGGGCGTGGATGATACGGAACATCATTCGGCCTGGGATTGATATTGCTTATCGTGATCCTGCGGTCAACGAGATTGACCGTATTACCCGCGCCCTTCGTATACGGGTAAACAATCTGATCCTTCGTATGATGGATGAGGAAGAAGATGCGCTAGAGATTGAGTTAGACAGTCAAGAAGCGTGGGCACTCGATTCCATTATTCCATTCGACGGTCCTGGTGGTGTGGGAACGGGAATGATCGTCAGCATCCTCCGTGGGCTATGGTATCTGGATATAGGACGGCATATTGCTGGTACGTCTGATCTCGTTGCTGATCCCCGTGCAGACTGGTCTAATACTAAACTGAAGGGCTTAGCAAAAGGCTCAGAGGGAGTGCCCGCAACACCACAGATGCACGGCTTTCCAGACGACTTTGCACCCTCTACAGAAGATATGGTATAATTAGATTACCAGTCCTGGGTGTAAAGTCCGGCACTGTTAACCGTCACCTCTACAAGCGGGGTGGCGGCTTTCTTTTGCCCCATCCTTGACGTTAACGTAAGGGTCATGGTATACTTAGTATAGTGCAGTATGAGTATGGGTGCGATGCCTGTACTTTGGGGGGCCGATGACTGCCTCCTTCAAAGGTCCCCCAGCACTATTCTTATGAGATGTGAGGACAGCAGATGAACAGCGATGAACAGTTTCAGAAGCTCTATGATGTCTTCGTTCGGATGTATGATATTCATGTCATAAATACTGTAGCAACTCTTCTGGCGGCGTGTGTGAGCGTGGTTGCACTTACTATTGCTATTATTGCGGTGACAAACTAGATGCCAGATAAGGGAGGCGCTAGGATAAGTGATAACCGTCGTCGGCGTATACTGGATCGGACTGACGGTTATATTATCAAACATCTGCCAGAGTATATTGGAATCCTTGAAGAACTGGCTAAAGGTGTATGGTTTGAGAAAGTAGATGGACGGTCTGATACCTCAAAGATATATAGGCAGATACCTGATCGTCAGGCACTTGAGTTCCTGATTGAGCATGGGATTGGTAAGGTCCCCCAGAGGCATGAGCTATCAGGAGAAGAAGGTGAAGTTACGTTCATCCCATGGGTGCCCACGCTGACACCTAAACCGAAGGAGATCGAAGGAGAAGTAGTAGATGCCGAGACATACGAAAAAGAGGAAACCGAAGGGGTAGCTAGTGGCACGTCCTAAGGCTCGTTTAAGCGCACAACAGCAGGCGATCCGTAAGGGCGCTGGCCCGTCTGCCAATCGTAAGGTCTTATATAAGACCCATGTCGGCGCACAGTCAGACTTTCTCATGAGTGAGGCAGAGGAGGTACTGTATGGTGGGGCGAAGGGCGGGGGGAAGTCCTATGCGCTGAGGGCCTATGCTGTAAATTACTGTATGAGCTTTCCTGGGGCGCGTGTAGTCCTATTCCGCCAGTCCTACCGCCAGTTGGAAGAGACACATATTATCTCCATCCAACAGGAAGTGCCCCAGAGCGTGGCCCACTATTCCTCAGGCTCACACGATCTGATCTTTACAAATGGCTCCATCCTCCACTTGCGTTACTGTGAGAAAGATGAGGATGCCAGGGGCTACGACACGGCTGAGTTCGACGCCATGCTCTTTGACGAGCTGACTCACTTTACGGAATTCACCTACACTTACCTGACCACCCGCTGCCGCTCTACGAAACCTTGGTGGACTGGACCCAGGATACGTGCTGGTGCTACCCCTCTAGGGCGGGGGCACGGTTGGGTAAAGGCGCGCTGGCTTGACAACTCGAACGTTAAGCCGAATGAGGTTTGGAAAGGCCCTGCTGACGAAGGGGGCATGACGCGCCAATTCATTCCCGCTATTGTTACCGATAATCCTACACTGATGAAGGCTGATCCTAAGTATGTAGAACGTCTCCGCGCGCTGACTCGTGAAGAGTATAAAGCTGCGATGGGGAACTGGGACGTGTTCATGGGACAGTTCTTTCAGCGGTGGGAGCCTACAATCCATGTAGTCCAGCCCTTCGACATTCCGGCTGACTGGGACCGCTTCATGTGTGTAGACTATGGGTTCGCTGCGCCCTACTGTGTGCTGTGGTTTGCCCGTCCGCCTGGGACGAAATCTGCATACTTCTATCGTGAACAGTATGGTGTGGGGGTAAAACTCCCTGAACAAGTCTATAGGGCACACCAGTCTGTGGTTGATTCCTCAGAGAAGATTCGAGCCATTATTCTCGACCCCTCAATGTTTGGCAAGATCAATGTTAAGGGGGATCGTGTGGAGTCCCTATCTGCTGAATGGGAGAAACAGTTCGGCGGCACAACTAGGATTATCAAAGGAAACAATGAACGGGTTGCGGGATGGCGGAAGTTACGTGAGATGATCGACTGGACAGAGGCCCCACAAGGGGGGATTTTGGCACACCCTCACTTGTATGCCTTTAATACCTGTGTTAATCTAGTCCGAACACTGCCCCTGTTGATCTCAGACGAGCACAACATTGAAGATGTAGATTCTGATGGGGAAGACCACGCCGGGGATGCTGCTAGGTATGGTATACAGCACGCCTTTGCTGGGGGTGGCAGGCACGGCGTACAGCGCAGTTACAGTCTTGGCCCTAACGGTATTGTGGTGAGGAGGTAAAAATGCTTGAAGACGCAGAAGAATCTGAAATCTGGAAACTAAGAGGCGAAGTAATGAAAGCCTATCGTACACGGGATAGGCTCTGGGCGGATCGTCGTAAAATACGCTATCGTCAGATGGATAACGCATTGAAGGCCCTGCCCCTAAACCCTCGCATTAGCGATACGGCCCTCATGGTGTACCAGACTGAACTCCCTAACCAGGAAGCGCATAAGCGTACAAAGCGGCTGATTGCTAACCATCCCCGTTTTGAGGTTATCCTTCTCCGCTCTGGTCCTGAATTCCAAGCTCAGGCACAGGAACTTGAGAACGGTCTGAAGGCCCTCTATAACTGGATGAATCGCGGGAAGCCCACATTTGACTGGAAGCTCGTTGAGCATCAGCAAGGGGATGGGCTGGGCATCGCTAAGGTGGAGTTCCTTCCCACGCATGGTATCTCCCTCAAGGATTTTGATCTAGATGATATTACGAGTGATGATGAAGAGGCGGATATTGAAGGGGCTGAAGATCGTAATAAGGCCCGTGCTAGCTTCCGTACTGAGCGGGCAAAGCGGACAGATGGGAGTGAGGAGGCAGCGTTTAAGACGGTTACGGAAGACGCATTGAAGGCAGAACTTCCGCCTATGCGCCTGATTGCCGTAGACCCCCTTAACTGTTACTGGTGGGAGGATGATGACGGCGTAGCCCTTATGGTAGAGACAGGAGAGAAGGCGCTGAATCCACTTCTAGAAGCCTTTAGGGGTTACGGACTGAAGTTTGACTCCAGCTCCGGGAAAGTATTTATTGAGAAGGAAACGACAGAGGCAGTTGGTGCTCGGACGTATCCTCCTCCTGATTCAGATGCGGGGCCTCATGTAGGCGATGCTCTTAGTACACGGGTGTCTTATACGGAAATACGGACACGTGAGCATATTGTGATCATGATTGAGCACCCGAAGCTGAAGAGGGGCGCTCGTGGGAGGAAGGGAGATAAGGGTGTTATCTTTCATTTCGATAATCCCTTTGGCCCCTATACTACGGGATATGCTCTTGTTCCTGGTGATGTGACTACGGAGGATAGCCCAGAGAACAAGTACCAGCCGGTTATTGAAGGTATCCTTTCTACAGCGCAGGCGTTGAACGTGCTGATGACTGCACGGCTTTCTGCTTCTCTGGAAGAGGCCCTTGCACCCCCCTATATCAAAGTATCTCCCGATCAGCCAATGCTCCCCTCAGATGAAGAGAAGACCCCTGAGGTAGGACAAGAGAACCGTGCCATTCCCACCATCCCTGGTGAGATTAAGCGGGTAGAGACTCCCAACGCTGATCTGGATAAGGCTGAGGGCAGGCTGCTTGCGGAGACGGCTGAGTATCAGATGCAGGAAGCGCAGGAGGGCGGTGCGCCTTCTGAAGCCTCTGGGCACAGGTTAGCAATCCAGGTTGCTCAGGCAGACATTCAAATGGTCCCCTACCAGAATGTGCGGAAGGAGGCCCTGGCAGAGCTGATGAAGGGGATCGTCTATGCCGTTCGTAAGCATGGCCTACCGATTTTCATTCCCGCAATGCCTGATGGCGCGCGGCGTGGTAGTGAGAAGATTCGTGTTGTAGAGCCTGCGGCTATCCGGCCTGAGATGGCTGACCTTCCCTTTGACCTTATCATAACCCTTGGTGCTGAGACGCCAGTAACGAAGTATGCGAAATGGCAGGCGCTCGCACAGCGGATGGAGCAGGGGACAGCGAGTTATCAGACTGTAGTAGAACAATCGGATACGGAAGACCCTGATGAGGAGATTGCACGGGTATTTGAGGGTAAGTTGCTGATTGCCACAATGGAACAGCTCATACCAGCCCTGGCGGAATTGGCTCAGGCTTACGGGAAACAACAGATTCAGGTCGCACTGGGGGCTAATGAAGCGGTAGAGCAGGCACCCCCTCAACAGTTGCCTCTTGGTATTGATCCCAGTACGGGGCTGGCGCAGGGCGGGGGCGGCGGTGCTGATCTAGCACAGAGGGTTCCTGGTGTCGGGATGCCTGTAGTCCAGACAACTAATGAGGATGGTCCCCGTGTTCCAGAAGGGATAGAGGTAAGTTAGTTCTAATGGCACGCCCAGATCATACACAGCTATTGAGTGCAGAATGGACAAATGAAAGATTTAATAACGTCCTTGATGGTGTACAGCAGATTATAGATCGCCTACTGACTTCTGTATACATTGATGGATATGGCCCACTTGAGGTGCCGGTAACGCGGGCAGATATTACCAAGCTCAGCCTAGAAGCCTTCCAAAATCTCGTAGACCAACAGCCCACAATTGGGGCTAAGGCAGAGCTGCTCAATGAGGCTGAACGATTAGACATCCCTCGTCAGGTCTTGCAAGGTAGAACATAATGTGGTACAATGTAGTTGAATACATAGGGGGCTATGGTGGAGTATAATGCCCTTTCATCCTGATGTTGGTCAAAGTCAATTAGAAGCATTTCGCCTGGGTGCAGCCCCGCTAGGCGGTGATGGGGGCGATGGTGGGGGTAGGGACTTCGGCACAAAAGATAATCCCATCTCACCGAATTATGATCTCCCAGGCTTTGTGCGCCTTCCCTTATATAATGAGCACTCTGGAGAGTTTGTAGGCTGGGAGACGTTACGTGATCCTACCTTTGGCACCGGAACAGGTAGCGGTGCTGCATCTCCTCAGTTCCGTCCAGGTGAACTTGCCCTTCTCCAAGCCGAGCTAGCAGAACGAGAGCGCTCCAGTCGTGTGCAGGAAGCGCAGGGAGCACGCCGTATCACACTAGACCGTGCGCTTGGCGGGCTGAATGCTTTTAACCAATCACGTACATTGGCTGATAATCGTCGGCTGTCTGCGTTCCAGGAAGCACGGCAACTTATGGGGCTTCTTGTCCCAAAGGGGACTACAGAATTCCCTGGCCTTGGTGCAGGAGGGGCACTTGCACAGGTGTCACAGAACTTCAACCTTCCCTTTACGCCTTCTCCTGTAGTGGAGCGTGAATTCAATCCCCAGGCACTTGCAACCCCTGCTGAGGGCAACCTTCCTTTCCAGATTGGGGCGATGCTTAGGGGGGTAGGACAGATTTAATCATGCCGTTTTCTAATCCAACACCGTCACAGAGGAGACAAATTGAGGAGCGCCTACAGGCCAATAACCTATTTGGTCAGGACCCCTTTAACATAGCAGGCGGGTTCGATATTGCAGGGTTGAACCTTGAGGCACAGCGACTTGCGCTGGAATCTGAACTGGCACGGCAGGAATTTGGCCGCAGTCTTCTACAACAGGTAATGGATGTTCAACGTGATCCGTTTAGTATTGTTCCTGCATTGCAGGGGTTCAGTGCTGCTGGTGGTGGGACGTTGGCTCCTGCACAGGACTTTGCTCAGACAGGGGGGCGGCCTGCTGATCCGATATTTGGTCAACTAGTCCAGCAGCTTCTGCAAGGTGCGGGGCAGTTTGCGCCAGGAGGACAGGGGGCTCCTACTGCTCCATCGGAACTTCAGAAGTTGATTAGTGGGTTTGGTAAGCAACCGTCTGCAATTAACACAGGTAAGACAGTAAGCACCCAGGATATCTTCAAGAAAATTCAAGCAGGGGGAACACTGTAATGCCTCATACATCCTTTGCAGCACGTAAGAGAAGTAAGAATCCGTCTGTGAGAACTTCGTTGTTTGATCAGTCTCCGGTACAGAAAGCTGTTAGTCAGTTTGGTCAGGGGACGAATATCCAAGATATTTTCCGTGCTATCCAAACGCAGGGGGTACAACCTCAGTTACCTCCTGAGCCCTTTCCTGGTGGATTGGGAGGGCAGCCTGTAAGTATTTCCCCCAGTCCTGTTACACTAACGCCTCCTGTAATTGATGATAGCCCTACAGCACAGGCAGCGAGACTTCTTAGCGGTGCTGTTGCTGGGAACCCGTTTATTAGTCAGGAAGGACAGGGAAGACTTCAGGGTGGACAGGCCCCGCTTCTAAACCAGATCACTCCATCATTCTTTCGGCAGACGAGTCCTGTGATTCAACAGTCCCTCCTTGGGCTGTTTCAGTCGCTTGGATTACGCCCAGAGGATGTGTCATTTATTATGCAACAGTTTACGCCGAGAGGCTTTTCTAGATAAGGGGTATGAGCATGGCGTTTCATTTTGATGTTCGGCAAGTCGGCGTCCGTTGGGGCGTGTTCGATGTCCGTGATAATTCCCCCGTAGGTAAGACATTTACTACACGTGTTGATGCACGAGCGTGGATGGACGAACTATACGCAGATGAGGGTCTTCTACAGGATATAGGCTATAGCTTGAACTCCCTGGAAAAGTGGCTAGAGGAGCATAAGAAGTCTCGCTTTAAGTTCTCCGAACAAGGTGAGAACGTTGGTGCAGGGGACTTGAATACGCCCAAGGTTAGCTAGGAGGCTACCAAGATTCCCTTTAGATTTGGTGATACTATCTTTCGCATGGCGCGTCGGAGGCGTCCGACACAGTCCATTATACATGGGCCGGAACCACTCCCCCTGTCGCCTGTCCCTGAACCCAGGCCGATCTCTACACCTGTACGGAGCCAGCTAATACGGGCTCTAGAAGCACAGGCTCAAGCGACGCCTATGATTGAGGCTGAGAGTCAGCTAGGACAGCGATCACAGCGTCTTCAAGATGACTATCGCCTACAACTTCAGAGGGATGCTGCATTCGCTCAAGAGGCAGAACAGGCTAGAGATGAGCAAGACCGTAACCAACTAGAGCTTCTGCGTGAGGGGTTTGCTCCAGATGAAGACGATCTGGGCGCAGATGTACGTCAGGCTGCTGCGTTCCGTGCGGGTACGCAGGACCGTCCCTATTATGAGGTATTAGAAGAAGAACGGTTAAACGAAGGCACACGGCGTCTGAAGGCATTTGGTGATATGATGGAGAACCTATCACCTGAGCTACGTGTGGCATTAGCTCCCATGGCAGCAGCAGTGCAGAAGGAGGGACTATCTGCGAAGGCATTTAAGGATATTGCTATTGCTGCCCGTGCGGAAGATAATAGCATTTGGCGCTTCTCAGCAGAAGATCGCGCACGGGCTAATCGCGTGATAGCTACGCTTGGTCCGCCTATTGATCCCATTCCTGTGATTCCTGAAGGGGAACGTCCGTCTATACGTGAGCAGTTAGGACGCGAACCACGGGAGGAGCCGGAAACGGTACTAGGGGGACTTAAGGAATCTGTTAAGGCTATTCCGGGAGCAGTAAAGGATATAACTGCTATTGAACCGACAGTTAGCTTGGTTACCAATCTGGGGCAGGCCGTAGACGCCTTAGTTACTGGCGATTTTAAGGGAGCAGGAGCGGAGCTGCGTGAAGCAGGTGATGATATTGTTACCACAGGTGTTATACCAGGACTACAGCAGGAGCGTATCCTAACTGCCCTGGAAGCTGAACAGGATGTTATTACACCTATCACACGTCCTTTCCTCCGTACCACATTGACAAGTGCAGGCGTGCCCGATAATTGGGCAGAACCAATATCTAAGTATGGGGCCGAGTTCCTTGTTCCTAGCTCACTGCTTCCTGTATCTCGAATTAAGGCTGGAGTGCCGATCCTAAAACAACTGCCTGCTTTAATAAATGTCATGGCTCAGGAAGGGGCCATCAACGTTGGACAGGATATCGCGGGAAGGCGCTCACGTGGGGAAGATGATCCCACGCTAGCAGAGAGCCTGCTTATCTTTGCCGCTGGTGGCCTCGCTCGTGGTGGACTAGAGACAATTGTGGGTCCGTTTGTTAAAAAGACAATTACTCCGTTCATTGATAAGTTGCGAGGGAGGGGCGTGCCTGTAGATGTTCCGATCTCACAGGTGGATGATCCTCGGTTCTTTGCCGATGTAGCGGAGGAGGCTGTACCTTCTCCCGCTGTGCGTGCCGTGGAGCCTGGGGCTGCTCAAGTGGAAGGTGCAGGACTTACATTTACCCCTCGTACTCAAAGTCCAACAGACATTACAAAGGGACAGATTATTGAGGATGCCACTGATGCTGGGGGACGACGTATAGGGGAGATTGAATATAGAATTGATCCTCGCCAACTAGAGCGTGTAGAGGTTGTCAATGTCTTTGTGGAAGAGGAGTTCCGTGGACAGGGCTTTGGTAGTGCCCTACGTAACCGTGCAATAGAAGCCGGGCAGGAGCGGGGGGCCGCACGGGTTACAGGAGAAGCTATTAGTACTGAGGGTGGAAGGCTTGGCGGTGGAGTTAAGGGTGAAGAGTTTGATGTTGATATTCCACCAAAGGCTGTGACAGAGGCCCCCACAAAACCTGGCGACGTGGTGGATGAAGCTATCGCGCGCGGCGAAGACTCCCCGCTTACAACCTTTCAGCCTAAGCCAGAAGGCGACCTTCCTGAACGGATAGCCGCGCTTGAGGCGGGTGTAAAGCAGGCTGATGATGCGGTGGACGGTGCAGTACGAGGAACAAAGGGGGCCTTACGTAAGACAGCACAAGAACTACGTGCCAAGCTCAGAGGTGCGAATAAAGAACTGAAGGACATACAGGACTATAACCAGTTTGAGCTTCCCAAGCTGCGGGACAGGATGGCGGTCCGTCTCGACCGTGCTCAGAAAACTGCTGACATTCAGCGTGGTAAGGCAGAACGCGCAACTCCGGCCCGCCGTGATCAGGCTAGGATAGATGCACAAGCGGCAGAAGGACGGGCAAATGTTCTAGCTGATAACCCTGGGGCTGTAGATAAATTGACCGATGCGGTGCAGTCAGCACGACGTAGTGTGACGTTGGCGGAGGTGGAAGTTAGCGCAGGACGGCGTACCCAAGCTGCTGCCGCTGGACGCGCTCTTGAAAGTGCGACAGGACTACCAATTGGCGAGCAGATTGCCCGTACACGTGGGGCACTAAAGGGAAAGATACGTCCTGAAGGGCTGGAAGGCGCAGCGGTACGGCTTGATCCCGAAACGGAACAGGTATTGACTGATGCAATTAATCAGTATTTCCGTGTTACGAAGAAACAACCGCTGAAGGCGGGGAACGCACTTGAGGCGTTGGAATCGGTGCTGACAGGTGATTACAACAAGCTCACACGGTCGAAGCTGGACCTTTTAGAAGATGCGTTAGGCTTTGACTTCCACGTTGCGCTGACAAAGGCAATGGCCGAGGCCCCGCTGAAGGTGTCGGATGAGATTCTTTGGGGCGCATTGACTGTCTGGAATCTCCCGCGTCGGTTCTTGGCAGGACTGGGCGACTGGTCCTATATGTTACGTCAGGACCTTTTCTCCGCCATCACTGAACCCGGACTATGGCTTCGGCGTGCCAGAACGTATCCTGAGGCTTTCCTTAGCGCGACGGATGCAGCGAAGACGACTGAGAGGCTGATAGATGATCCGGTCTACCGCCTAGCACGTGAGCAAAATGTAACCATGCCCGTTCTCAGCGAGCAAATCGCGGGTGAAGAATTAGCGTTGATGGGGACAGAGAAGGGCTGGTTTGCGCGGCAGCTACGGGATATTCCTCTACTTGGAAGAATGTTTGATGCTACCGATAGAAGTGCGTCTATTTACATTTCTACAAGTAGGGCAGAGAACTGGGAGAATTGGCTTGTAAGAGACATCATTTCCCCAGAAACACGGATACGTTATCTAGATGCGCCAACCCGTGGTGGAAAGGCGGATGTCCTCCGTGATTTCATGGCGGAGAACGCGCAAAACGATAAGGCTGCACAGGTTCTTGGTAGTTTTGTTAATGAAACCTCTGGCCGTGGGGCGCTAGGAAAACTGGAGAAGTACCTTGGCCCCCTTAACGTGATATTCTTTGCCCCCCGCTTTGTGGCTGGACAAGTAACTCGTCTGCGGTTTGCGGCTCAGTCAGGGATACCTATGCCAGTACGTATGTTGGCTGTGAGAAAGCTGACACAGTTCTATGGCACACTAGCAGGTATTCTGGGGGTTATTAAGGCAAGCGGTATTGCAGAGGTTGAAATGGACCCGCGCTCAGTTGACTTTGCAAAGGTGAGGGTTGGTAATCAGCGGATTGATATTACGAGTGGACTCCAGCCGCTTATGCGGTATATAGCACAGATTAGTCGTGGGCAGCGAAAGCCGGAAGTGGGCGACTTGCAAGATGTAGATATTAAAGCCGCGCTTCTTAATTTTACTCGATCAAAGATGGCTCCAGGATCAGGTGTGATTTGGTCACTTCTTGAAGGGGAGACGTTCATTGGTGAAGATATCGGTCTGGTTCAGTTGGCTACTGACCTTTTTGTTCCGATTTTTGGGCAGGACGTACAGGAGGCATTCGCATCCGGTACGCCGATTAACCGTATGACATCATTACTAGCCTTTGTAGGTGTAGGCATTCAGACCTATGAAACACGATCTGCGGCTACCGAGCAGGTTATTGCTGACATGTTTGAGGCGGGAATGATTGACCCCTATCAGTATGACGATCTGCCACAAACGTTTGGTGAACTTCTGCCGGAAGATAGGGTAGAGTTCCAGAAGGTTGCGCCTAAGCTGTGGTCAGAGATCGAGGAGAGCGGTGCTGAACGTGCGGGTGATGTGAGTGAGGGCGGTCAGCGTGCCCTACTCGGTGATGTTGCTGATAGAGGGAGAGAAGAGCTTGACCGCACACTCCAAGGCGCAGCAGAGCGGTATCGCAGTAGCGGACAGAGTTCGGGGGAAGGTAAGCAGTTTCGGGATACAGTAGGTGATGCGATTATTGCTCGCCGTGGCTTGCAAACAGCAATTCAGGCAGAGTTTGAAACTTTAGATATTGAACAGAAGGAACGCTCTGGTCCAGTATTTGATGACTTGGATAACTACTTTGGCATCTTCGATAAGTACCCTGATGTAGCATTTGATCCTGCCCAACGTGAGGAGATGTTTGATGAGCTAGAGCGGTTCTTTGATGGTATTGGCACAGCGCGGGCAGATGCAGTGGACGCACAGCTTGGGCTGGATTCACGCACGGTGCCTGAGTATGCCCAACTACGTAATGACAAGACTATAATCCGTGAGTCGGGCTGGTTTGATATCGGACAGGGCGTGTGGGATGAGATGCGGAGGCAGCGTCCTGATATGCGACTACCGAAGACAAGGAGAGAATATGAGGCACAAGTAAGTGATCGTGCAAACCTAAAATTCCCCAATAACCCACGAGCACGAGACGCCTTTAGAGATGGAGATCGTACCTTAAAGGTCTACAGTCGGCGTAAGGATGATGCGAATCAGCGATGGTATGCTGAACATCCCAACCTTCTAGTCATTCTTGATCGTTGGGGATATAGAGAATTCGCTGTATCGAAACCAGTACAACGATAAACCTTCACCTTGACGTTAGGGTTAGGGTATGATATACTTATGATAGGAGACTAACTAATGGCTACACAGATACAAGTAGTAGAGGAAGACACAACAGTCGTGGAAGATACCGATAACCCTCCCGTGACGGACGCTCTTCAGGAACCCGTAGATCAGGCCCCAGCCGATCCTGTTGAAGCAAAGGACTCAACGGCAGACCCCGTTGCTCCTGAGCCGACAGTTGTTGACGCTGCACCGGATGCGGATACTGAGAAAACGGCGGACACCAAGGAGGAAGAGCCTAAGGAAGCCGATGAACCGTGGGAACTAGACGATGATACTATTGAAGCGATTGCTGACTCCTATGGAGATAAACTTGCAAGCACAAAGGGTATTAAGGATATCGTCGCTAAGTCTGTCAAGGACGAAGTTGCACGGCAGGTACGGGAGTATCAGTCTGCAACAGATGGTCAGGGACAGGCAGAGCAGCTTGTCAATCAGGGACGTGTAGCGGCGGAGAAGATGCAACAGTTTGCAACGAAAGCCGCAGGCGAACTTGCTAAGGCCGCAAATGGTGAAGAAGGAATTGATGCCAACGTCTTTGATAAAACAGAGTTCATCGGATCACTTGAGCAGTATGGCTCGGCAACTGCGCTCTATGAGCGGCACATATTTGAATCCGCCACACAGGACGGGTTCGATCATGTCTTTGCTGACGTGCTGCCAGAACTCTCGGACGAACACCGCGAGGAGCTACAGGGGATCGTTAATACCGCGAATCGGATGCGAGGCGATCCACGACAGTCACAGCGGGCAGATGCCTACTGGATGAGAGAGCTTCTTGGGTTCGTAGCAAACCGAGCAACTGAGAACGGGCGGACGCTTGAACACCAACAGCTTACGAATCGCAGGGCAGTGAAGGGGAAGATTGCAGACTCCAATGCTGTCACCGCTGCGAAGGCGAAGATAGAGGCGAGTAAGCAGCCTCCCCGTGTGCCGAAGTCTGATCCGAAGGCAGGACCAGTTGAATTCTCCGAAGAGGGCTACCAGAGGATTAAGCAGAGCGGTGTGCCGAGTTCGGAGATTCAAGAGTATGTGAATAACTGGTCTGCTGCTCGGAGACGTTCGGCTAGTATTAAATAATATAACTAGGAAGGAGAACAACTAATTGGCTATTACAGACCGTGAGATGACCAGCACCACGCACGATGACTTTCTTCCGATTGTGTGGGCTGATGACACGCGCGATGCGATCCAGTTTAATGAAGTGCTACCAAAGCTTGTAAATACGTCTTATGAAGATGAGCTTCGTGTAGGTCGCGTGCTTCGTATTCCGTTGCGGGCGAACTATGACACGCAGACTAAGAGCGAGGGTGTTGGAAACACCATTAGCTTTCAGTCTGTACCCGGAACTGGAGCGTTTGGAAACGTACAGGATGTGACGGTGAATACGTTTGAGTATGCAGCCGCACTTCTGAACGCCGTCGTTGCTGCTCAGTCTAAGTATGATGAGCGCCAGCGAATCGCACAGGGTATTGGATATGCACTCATGCGTGGTATGGAGGTTAGCATTTCTGCCCTCTTCCAAAGCTTTACTCAGATCGTTGGTACGCTTGGTGCCGACCCTGACGATGCTGTGCTACGGCGTGCGTGGCAGTACCTAGCGGATTCTGGTGTGTATGACAACGCTTCGTGGGTCTTTGGCCCTGCTGCTGTTTCTGCACTCTTTGGTAACAACAAGTTTACCAGCAAGGACTTTGTAGATGCGAAGTCGGTTATTGAAACTGCTACGCTTCCTCCGCTCTACAACTATCCAGCATATAGTTCTAACCTGCTTAGGGCACCGTCTACTGGACAGACTGACTGTACGCTAATGCACAAGGAAGCTATTATCCTAATCCGTCAGATCAAGCCCACGTTCCGTGAGCAGTTCCTTATTAGGAATCTTGCAGACGGAATCGTTGCCTACAACCTCTACGTGGCTGCTGAAGCTAACTGGGTGGTTGAGACACCGGCTACAAATGCTGACCCCACTACGACGGATGCGGGCGGCGTTTTGATCCGAACCGGATAGACAAGTAGACAAAAGAAGGAGTAAGTATATGGGACAGAAAGGTACCGAAGGTTCGACACAGAAGGCGGTTAGCCCCAATCCTTCTAAGCCGAACTCGAACAAGACCGTAGGTAAGAAAAACGCCTAGTTGATGGGGAACGGGCGGGTTCCCCAAAGACGATATGAAGATTGAAATCAAAGCTGAACCAGAATATGGCTTGGTGAGCAAGGTAGGCTCCATTGACCTTGAATATGGGGTTAAGGGGAGCGAGTTGGAGAGGGAGCTGAGGGCTGCACAAGAAGCATTTCTCCGTTCGATGGACCTGCGTGGGTTGGTATTGGATAAAAGAGTGCCTCAGAACCCACGGTGGACTACAGATGGTGAAGGAAAGCTAAGTGCCACGTATGCAATAGATTGGGAGGGCGTGCGAAGGCCGAAGACGACTACTTCTGATGGCAAAGAAGTCGAACTGCCGAATAAGAAGGAAACGAGCCTAGAAGATACACAGGGCATGGTAGAGTACCGTATCGTGGGCGTCTTCTGGGCACCGAAGCAGGCAGTAGAGATACTTAAACACCGTGAGCAGATTAAAGACGAAGAACGGGCAAAGCGGAATGGGAAGTCCTTTGGATACGGTGGGGGAGAGCTTCCGACGATCCCGAATTATCCCGGCGATGATGCTTTTGATGGACAAGAGTATTCGAGCCGAAGTATACAGAAGGGACCAATAGAAAATGGCAACAAAGCAGACAGAGCCGACAGACGAATCGTTGATGACGACACAAGAAGGCTCTCCGGTTGAGAGAACAACAGAATGGCGGGCAATTAAACAGCGTGAGGAGATCACTGCCGCTGTTCCTACAGAGGAACCGCCTACCACAGATAAAGCAGTAGAGGAAGCAATGGAGGCGGTCAAGGCACAGATGGATAAGCCTCCGAAGACAAAGACTCCTGTTGCCAATGCTTCAAGCGCAGAGGCTATTGGGAAATTACAGGAGGAGCTATCCACCCTACGTGATGAGGTAACGAATCTTCGCTCTGCTAGTACAAAGACAGAAGGCGTAGTAGATTCAGGGCCGTCCGGCTACCCCTGGCAGTATTACAAGAGAAGTGATCGTAATACACCAGGCTACAACTACGGTCTTCAGGCAAATTGGATCACTACTGGACCGGGGGGCGCAACGCCTGGCGGTCAGCGTGATACTGGAGCATTTACCAAGTATATGATAAAGGGCATGAAGCCCATTATGGGATATGGGGTGTGTGATGCTCCATCTGCTTACAAGACCCCAGGCGGACAGTTTATTCCGATGCTGGAGAAGGGCGGAGCGAGGGAGTTCCCCGCTACACAGGTAATTGCCTATAAATGGCATGTGAAGCCTCCGTTGGAAGGTCTGGTGTTCCCGCAATACGAAGCCGTAAAAGGTACAGTGCGGCATTTCATGTGTGAGGACTGTATCTTTGATATTTGGATGCTAGAAGATGACAAAGACACGGGGATGGCCTGTTTCAGGCATCTAAGGAGCGATACAGGAGATGGTAAGCATAACTATAGCCGTAGGGAAGGTACTGCGATCCTTATGGAACAGAAAGTGCCCTTCTCTGCTGGACGGTTTGCCGCTCTTGCTGAAGAGCTAAGAAGGCAGGAGATTGCAGGCGATTCGAGCGCGTTGAGAGATGCTGCGAAGAACCTTTCCGCCCTTAAATAGATAGCTAATGCCTGACCTAGAGCCTTATCTTCAGAACGAAGAACTGGACGCCTTCAGCGCATCCGGCTCGGCTAACACTGCTATATCTCTACGGAGCGCCCCTGTTGGTAGAGCGGGGCAGTTGATGCTTGTGCTAGTTAGCTACTCCTCAGCGGTAAGTGTAAACGTGGACGTAACCCTGGATTCCCATCTGGGGGCAAACTTTGACGCACGTATACGGCGGATTACCCTTAGTAATCAGTCTGACGCCTTCTGGCTCCCAGATAAGGATATTCGTTTGGCACGGAAAGATCAAATCCTGATAGAAGCACCCGCTGGTGGGGCTAGTATTACTGCTCATATCGCAGTCTACATAGACCCAGGACGTTCACGGTTTGCTGGGTTGGAGGCACTGATTGAGCCGATCCTGCGAAGGGCACGTTAAGTGCCTGCATATAAGGATGGGATACGTGATGATGGTACAATTGCTATCGTCTTAGTCATCGACGGGGGCGGCTCCGTGATCAGCACGGGTATTGCAGGATGGCTCCACATTCCTTTTGCTTGCGTTATTGAAGAGGTGACGATGTTAGCTGACCAGTCTGGGAGCATCGTTGTTGATATCTGGAAGGACGCCTACTCAGACTATCCGCCAACTAATGCCGACAGTATCACGGCCAGTGCCCCGCCGACGATCAGCACCGCGACGAAGAGTCAGGACAGTACGCTCACGGGCTGGACGACCTCGATTGCAGCAGGTGACACCCTCCACTTTAATGTGGACTCCGTAACGACGATTACCGAGCTTACGATCTCACTGAAAGCGCAGAAGACCTAATGGCTATCCGTTTTATTCAGCCCGCAGATCACGTCAAGGCCCAGGGCCTCCTGGGAGGACCGCGCACGCTCGATGCCCCGGGCAATCGCGTCCACGTAGCGGAGGAGAACGGGAAGATCGTAGGAGCTACGGTATGGGCGCAGCCGGACGATGGCGAGGCCATCCTGGGCGATGTAGTGGCTCCTATGGGACGGCGCGACCTCTACTACGGGCTGATTAAGGCGGCGGTCACAGACGCCCTTGCTCGTGGCTTCACAAAAGGCGTTAGCACCGTGCATCGTAAGGCGCTGCTGAATCAGTTAGAGCGCGATTTCACCCTCACAGCCAACCCGTCGGGCTGGAATCCCCTGACGCAAGCGCCTGTCGAGTGGACGATCCACGTTGACCTGGAAGACCTGCTCCTCCAGCTAGAGGCGGTGGTGTAGATGGGCCAGCTTAGCGCCGTTGCGACGATTGACTCCTACATAAA